TACGACACACGCTTTATATGTGTAAATCATGTTATTGTTAGTATGAAATTTAGAGAGATGCTAACGCATTGTATGGAATGTAATAGAGAAATACCACACATTGATCAATCTTATAGTAGAAAGTATTGCAGAGAATGTTCTAAACTATCAATAAAAAGCACAGAGAGAGCATCTTATACGCACAGGTAGAATCACTTTAAAACCATGCTTTGTGTGTGGTAAAATGACATATAGACATAAGACATGCTCATCAGAATGTGTTAGACGAGCTAGAATTATAGAGAAAATGATAGCATCTATTGCTAGAAAGAAAGCAATGATTGAGAAGCAAGAAAAAGAGTTATTCGAGTTGAGAAAGAGACATGATTAGACTAAAATGCTATTGGTGTGGCCAAGATAAATGGAATACAAAGTCAGAATTATTAGAGCATATAGTCAATAAACACACTTCACAACATTAATATTACCCATAACATATTATCTATTATGACGAAATCAAAAGTCAGCACAGAGGACTTAATCAATACACATCTTGATTGTATATTGATATGGTCAAACAATGATCATGCAGACAAAAAGGTAAAGATAGCCGAACAAGTCGAAATGATTAGAAAAGTAGTAAAGAATAGTATAATGGTACCAAGCACCATTAACTAAATTTACTCTATTTCTTTTTTTATTACTTCTTTACTATCATCTATGAATTAACAATCTATGCTCGTTCAGCCTGATTATGAGAAAACTATGGAAGCATTTAGTACATCAGTAAATGGTTTAATTGATGATATCATTGCAGAGATAGACAGAATACAGAAGAATGATCCAGACCCACAAAGAACAACAGCTCACATGGTCGATAGAAAGATTAGAGAGTGGTTCAATAAATCTGGCGGACTAGGTTATTAATTCTCTTTATATAACAATGCCAAACTATCACATGTTCGGCAAAGATAGTAAGGATAAAAAAGATAGTTCTACTAAAGCAACTAAGAAATCTAATATAGATTTTACTGATATTCGTACTAAGTTAGGTCTTACTGAACATGCACCAGAAGATAAAATTGCTTTTGAATTAAATAAACTTAAAGATAATAGAAGATGGGCTATTTACGGTTTATCTGAAAAAGATTTTAAACAATTCGGTGTGAACTTATAGAATGGCATACGGGTTATATCTTTCATTAGATCAAACACGGTGGTATCGTGGTGATTATTCAGCAGATAGTAAGCTAACAGGCACAATTTATACAGATAAGAATAAAACAAAAGCAAAGAATTTAACAGGTTATACAGTAAAGATTAGAGTGTTTAAACCTAGAAGATTTGGTGACAGATTTAATAAAACAGCAACAATAGTATCAGCATCTAATGGCACATGGTCTTATGCAGTACAAGATGGTGAAATGCCTGTATTTGGATTATATGAAGTAAAAGCAGAAATCTCAAAAGCAGATGCTAGAGAGAGTACACTGAATTATGTAGAGTTATTGGTCTTGGAGGGACCAAGTGGAAGTTGAGCATATTAGATAGATTTAGAGGCAATGTAGAAGAAAAGATTAATACTTCTAACAAAACGCCAGAAGCTAAAGTAATTAAAAAAGATTGGACTAGAGAAAGACCACACAATGTTACATTTGATAGATTAATTGATTATCACGATAAAACACCACAGATTAGAATAGCAGTAGCATCTTATTCAGAAATGATAACAGGTACAGATATGAATATTACATGCAAATCAGAAGATGCACAAAAAGAATTAGATGATTGGATTAGACGTACAAACTTTTATGATAAATTTGAAAACTTAGTTACTACAATACTTATCACAGGTAATGGTATCTTAGAGAAACTAGATGAGAAAGACGTACAAGATGTATTAGAAGTTGACATGAGTACAGTGTTATCTAAGAAAAGAGATGAGTTTGGTGAATTAGAATGGTATGAACAAAGAACACAAAACGGTGGATTAAACAAGCTAGGTGAAGGACATTTAGGTAAATTTATAGAGTTTAACTTAACATCTTACTCCAGACAGCCATGGGGTAAATCATTATTCTACTCTCTCTCAGTACCAAGAACTATAGGAAATAGAACAATGGCACCATTAGTAGAAGCAATGTGGGGTTTAGAAGATGCAATGGTATCTATTGTATTGAATAATGCATATCCAATTACAACAATAACATATCCGGGAAGCAATGATGATTATCTAAGACAGGAAGCAAGAAGATGGCAAGAATACAAGCCAGGTGATAAAAGAGTACAGAAAGTTAAACCAGAAATAGAGTTCTTTGAAAGTGCTGGTAACAGTAAATATACAGACTTTGTTCAACATATTCAGAAAACATTTGAGTTAGGTACACAATTCCCACACGATATACTAACAGGTGATTTTACAAGTAGAGCATCATCAGATACTACAGAAACTATAGTGCAGAAAAGAGTCAGAGGTTATCAGAGATACCTAGCCAACAAACTAAAGCATGAGTTGTTTGACCCTATACTAATCAATCTAGGATATGACCCAGATAATGAAGAATGTCAGATACAATTTACAACGCAGAATGTTAAAGAGTTAGAAGTAGATGAAGTTCTATCTATGAAAGATAAACATAATATTACACTAAATGAATGTAGAGAATGGTTAAAAGCAAACGTAGGTATTGAATTAACAGATGATAAAGAAATACTAGCTGATGAAGAAACACAAAAACAATTAGCATTATCAGCACAAAAGATTAAAGCAGAAAACCCACAGAAAGACGATAAACCAATAAACAAGAAAGAATTAGAATCAGTAAAGCCTAAGAAACTAAGAATGTGTAAGATGTGTAAAGAACATCAACATGCATTATGTAGTAAGAGAGGTTGTCAATGTAGAACTCAAGGAACGTGTAGTTATCAATGACGGAGTTCGATGATTTGACCAAGAGAATATTAGATAAGCTAGATGCTACTGATGAAAAAATAGATGATCTTTGTGGTAGAATGATGAAGATTGAAATAGAATTAAAGTCACATTTTGACGATATAGAAGCCAAACAGGCAGGTAAAGATAGAAAATTCTACATAGTTATCGGTGCCATGGCTACAGCATTTACAGTATTTGAGGTCTTTCAGAATCTACTTTGAATTATTTGAGAATAGTATCAATAGTATTGTTAGTATCATCAGTATGCATGTTATTGACAGTGCCTATAACAACAGTAGATGCACAATACCCAGACGAATATGACAGATATGAGTATCTAGGCATAAGACATGATAGTACACCTAATGTTTGTCTATTTGAGCCTAATCCTACACATGTTAATTGGGAGTATTGGAAATCAGTAGAGATAGAATCATGGAAAGCCATACTTGATTGGCAAGTAGAAATGTCAGAGTTTTTACCCGAAGGTGATTGGAGTATGTACATACATTCAACAGTTCCTTACCATGAGCATTGGAATAAAACACCAGATGATTATAGACACTGTACTGTATTCTTAACGTATGAAGCATGGAATGAAGAACCAGATAACAAAGCATTAGGATATACAGGTATTGATTTTTCTAAGAGTTCACATAAATTCACATTCATAGTCATTTATTTACACGCAACAAATAACACTGCATTAACATTGAATTTTTCAGATGGTTATAAAGACCCAGAATCAGGTCTTACTAAATTTGAGATTAATCTTGATAGAGAGCAATTACCACTACAAACAATCTATAATATTGTATTACATGAGCTAGGGCATGGACTAGGTTTAGGACATTATGAGAGTGCATCACCTAATGGTTCACATCGTTCTACTATGACACCTAGTCTAAAACCATTCAGTAATGAGGTATTTGAGATAAAAATAGCAGATAAATTCATGTTAGGTTATCTATATGGCACAGATGGATATAAAAAACCACAACCACACTGGATAGATGATTATTGTTTTTTCAAGCACGGTATCAAAGTAATATCATGTCATTAGATAATTAATTCTCTTTATATATCTAGGATAAGAAATTTACATGCAATTAGAGTCTTATACAAGAATAGACGAAAATGCAAAAATATCTGGTGTAGCATTAATACCTAGAATTTCAAGAAATCAGAACTTATACACTAAAGAAGAATTAAAACGATTTGATGGTAAAACAGTTCCATTGAATTGGGAACACAACCCAGAAAAAGTAATAGGTAAAGCAACTTTTCATTATAATGCAGATACAGAGACAGTTTTCTATGAAGGTGAAATAACAGATCCATCAGCATCTATCTTAGCAAAGAATAGATTATTGTACACATCAATAGAAGCAACACCTACATCAGTAAAACATNTATGTAACGGTGCAACAGATTGTTTTTCTATGCCTTACGGTTTAATACCAGAAGGATTAGCATTAACAGAAACACCAGGCGTGCCAGAAACAAGTGTATCAATTATTGAAAATTATATTAAAGAATGTAATGACCCAGAAAAACATAAGACAATCACTAGAGATGGTAAAGAATCACAGTTAGACTTTACACACGCATTAGAAAAGAAACAAGAAGTGTTAGGTATATTCAGAAAAATTTCAGATGATTATCCAGAACCAATGATATATGATCAAATAGAATTACTCGAAGCAATAATTAATGAAGATACAGAAAAACTAACGAGAGTAGTAGATGATATGAAAGAAAGATATCTTTGTAAGTGTTGTAACGAGTTAAAAACCAGAANCCAGAATCAGTTGACCTAGGTGGCGATTGGTCACATGCAGACATAAAGAAAAAGAAAAAGAAAATAAAACAATTTGAGTTTAAAGAGTCAGCTAGTGAATGGCAAGACGTAATAAAAGAACAGAGATACAAAGCATTTACACATACATCATCATTTGTAGGNAACGTNAGATATGACCAAGAATTACANGAAATGNCAGTNATNNTAAANGGNCAAGANTATNNNTTNTGTNNTGTNCCTGAGAGAAAATATGATGCATNNGAAGGNGCAGACTCTAAAGGTGAGTATTTCAACA